AGGACGAAGTGGCCGCGTGGATGGACGCTACAAGCTGGTGGACGGGCGAGGAGGCTAAGACCAACGGCTTTGTGGACGAACTGGTGGACGACGGAGAGAAAACCGTTGTGGAGAACCGGGGCGGCCTGCTGTTTGTGAACAGCGTAAACATGAACCTGCCTTTTGATAAGGCACCCAAATTTGTACAGAACAGCGTGGCAGCAGCCCCCGCCGCCAGCGGTTTTGTAAATACATCGACCCCGGCGGAGAAGCCGGGAAACAACAGCCATAAGGAGGACACGAACATGGCAAACGAGATCAAGACCGTGGACGAGCTGCGCGGTGCTTACCCCGCGCTGGTTGACCAGATCGAACAGGCGGCGGCGCTGCGGGCTACCAATGCGGAGCGGCAGCGTATCCGCGACATTGAGGAAATGGCCCTGCCCGGCAGTGAGCAGATCACCAACGAGGCTAAGTACGATAAGCCCATGAGCGCCAGCGACTACGCCAAGGCCGCCATGAAGAACGCCAAGGAGCAGGGCGCGGCTTGGCTGAACACCATGCAGCAGGGCGCAAACGCCAGCGGCGTGAACAGCGTGGGCAGCGCCCCCGCCCCCACCGGCGGTGAGAAGCCCGACGAGTTCATGGACGCAATCAAGGGCCTTGGCAAGAAGCAGTAAGGGAGGATAAGACTATGAGCATGGATTTGGCGAAAAAGACCTATTCCACCACGCCTGACTATTTTATTGCGGGCACGACGGTGGGCATTGTGACCGCCGCCAAGGAGGCCAGCGCTGCGATTGCCGCGCATAACCTTGTGCTGCTGGACGGTGGCAAGGTAAAGCCCCTTGCCGCCGTGGATGGCAGCAACGCACTGAATGTGACCGGCCTGTACGGCATTGCCGCCGAGGACGCCGCCAGCGGTGAGGACGCGGTGGTTTACCTGACGGGTGAGTTTTTCGCGGAGGGGCTGGCTTTGCCTGACGGTGTTACCGCCGCCGACATTGAAGTTGCCCTGCGCAACATCGGTATCTTTTTGAAGTAAGGAGGAGCAACAAACATGGCAAACGAAGTAAATATTTATACCCCGCGCTATCTTGCGGAGGTCGTAAGACAGGCACCGCCTGTGCATACCTTTTTCCGTGACACTTTCTTTACCAATGTGAAGAAGTCTACCACCGAGCGCGTGGATATTGACCTTGTGAAAGGTGATCGCCGCATGGCGGCCTTTGTCCACCCGCGTGTTGGCGGCAAGGTGCTGAAAGCCAGCGGCTACAAGACCGAGAGCTACAAGCCCCCGCTGGTGAACCCCTGCGACATTACCACCGCTGACCGCTACATGACCCGTATGCCCGGCGAAGATCTGTACAGCGGTGAAACCCCTGCCCAGCGCAGCGCACAGCAGTTGATGGAGGAGTACAGCCGCCTGAACGACGCCACCACCCGCCGCGAGGAGTGGATGGCCGTGCAGGCCATTGTGACCGGGCAAGTTCCCGTTGTTGGCGAGGGCGTGAATGAGATCATCGACTTTGGCTTTACCAACACCGAAACCCTGACCGGCACCGCCCAGTGGGGCAAGAGCGCCGCCAAGATCAGCGACAACTTGGAGGACTGGGCCGATAAGGTGCTGACAAACGGCTTTGCCAATGTGGACATGGCAATCATGGGCAAAACCGCGCTGCGCAATTTCCTTGCGGACGAGAAGATCAGCAAAATGCTGGACAACCGCCGCGTGGAAATGGGCCTTATTCACCCGCGCGACCTGCCCAACGGCGTGAAGTATGTGGGCCACCTGAACAGCCCCAACATCGACATTTACACCTACGCCGAGGTGTACTTGGACGACTGGACTGACCCCGCCGCCCCCAAGACCCTGCCCCTTGTGCCGGAGAACAAGGTTGTGCTGATCGCCAGCCACCCCGACTACATGATGGCTTATGGTGCCTGCACCTACATTGAGGATAGCACCCAGCAGTGGGTCACGGCACAGACTGACCGCCTGCTGCGCAGCTTTGTGAAGCACCAGCCTGACCGCCGTATGCTGGAATTGCAGGCCCGCCCGCTGCCCATCCCCGACAAGGTGGACAGTTGGTTTGTTGCCACCGTTTGTTGATATGCACCCCCCTGCCCGGTGACGGGCGGGGGCTTTTTACTGTGGAGGTGAGAGCGTGGCACTGTTTGAACTAAAGCAGGATACAGGGAGCGGGGCGGCAGCACCGTGGGCACCGCCCGCATTCAAGGACTGCGTGGCGGCGGATATTGACGCGGCCTTTTTTGAGGAAAACGAACACGCAGACCGCCACACCGTTGACGGTAAAGATGTGCTGATCGTTTTAGAGGACGACGATTTGCGCGAACATTCGGCGCATTGGGAGGCCGGGGCAAAGCAGAACTTTGACACCGGCCTATACACGGCGCACACCATCCTGTATATCCGGGTGGAGGACTACGGGCCGAAGCCGAAGATTGGCAAGCAGTTGGTGCTTGACAAGGGCACCAAGAGCCAGCGCACCTACACGATCAACCTTTGCCAAGAGGAAAGCGGCGTGTACCGCATGACGATGGAGAGGACACGGCAGTGAGCAATGTTACTTACAGCGCCGGAAACCTGACCATTACCGTTGCGGGGCTGGACACGGTAGAGCAGGCGCTTGGCGACCTGAAACGCAAAACCCCGGCGGCGGCCAAAGTGGCGATCAACGCCACAGCGCGGCAGGCGCGAAAGCTGATGGTTGCCAAGGCAAAGACCCGTTACGCCGTGAACGCCGCAGGCAGGCGGCACCTGAAAGACCTTGTGCAGCGCAAGAAAGCCAGCAACAGCAGTTTGATGGCGGAGCTGCACATTGCCAAAATGCGCAACGACCTTGGCTATTTTAAGACCAGCCCGGCGGTGCCGACGCACTTTACCGGAATGGACTTTAAGGACGGGCCGAGCGTTTGGAAAGCCAAGGTATTAAAATCCAGCGGCATGAAAACGCTGCCCGGCGCGGGCGGCATGAGCAAGGGCTTTTTGGTGAAGTTCAGCAGCGGCCATGTGGGTATGGTGCAGCGGCGCATTGGTTCCAAGTCGAGCCATACGCGCACCGCCAAGGGGTACAAGCGCTGGACGAACGCCAAGGGCAATGTGGAAAAGCTGGTGACAATGGGAAGCCCCAGCGCCACCGCCATGCACCACACCATTTGGCCGGAGGTTGAGCCGAGCGTGGAAGAATACCTGCAAGAACGGTTGCAGGCACAGGTTGAGCGAGTATTGGCGAGAGCCGGAAAGAAGTGAGCCACCATGAGAAATCACACAACGACGGCAGCGAGGGCGGACATTGGCCGCACCCCGCAGCTTTGCCAAGACGCGCTGATCGAAATGCTGAAAGAACTGTTTGCGGGTAAGCTGTTTTGCGGCCAAGAAGGGCGCAAGGCACTGAAAATCTACAAGCAGGACTTGCCCATACCGCAGAGTGATGATGCCGATGTGGACACCGACAAGGCCGAGGCACCCTACATTGTGGTGCGGATGACTGGCGGACAGATCGAGGACGACGACAGCCCGCAGACCGTGGACTTTAGCCTGATCGTGTGCGCCTATGACACAGGGCTTGACCGTGAGGGCTGGCAGGATGTGGCGAACATCAAAGAGGACATTATCCAGCGAGTTTGCAAGGCCCCCTACTTTGGCGGCGCGTTTACCGTTTTGAAGCCGATCACTTGGGCGTTGCAGGAGGACGACACGCACCCCTATTACTTTGGAGCGTGTACCCTGACCTGCACGGCACCTGCCATGACGCAGGATGAACAGTTAAAGGAGTACCTATGACCAAGAAACAGGAGCAGGCCGCCGAGGCGGCCACCGCCCCGGAGATCACCGGGGAAACCGAAGCCAAGACCGAACACAAGACCCCGTGCGTTTACTGCGGGCCGAGTGTGCGCGGCGTGGCACGGCAGTACACCGTGTACGCCAGCGGTAACACCCCGGCGGCGCTGGACGAGTTTGTGAAGCAGCACCCGGCGGCCAAGAACCTGCTTGTGCCGGTGGAACGCTTTGCACAGACGCGCAAGGCGCTGGAAACGGCAAGAACGGCGGAAAGCATTTTGTACAACAAGATCAAAAACGAACTGTAAGGAGGAACAACCGATATGGCTACATACAAACATGGCGTATATACCAGCGAACAGGCCACCAGTATGACCGCCCCCGTGACCGGCACCGCCGGTTTGCAGGTGGTTGTGGGCACCGCGCCCGTGAATATGCTGGAACACCCGGAGCAGGCCGTGAATACCCCGCTGCTGGCGTACAACTACAAGGAGGCTGTGGCCGCCGTGGGCTACCATGACGACTTTGCCGCCTATACCCTGTGCGAGAGTATCAGCGCGGCGTTCAGCGTTGTGGGCACCGGCCCGCTGGTGCTTATCAATGTGCTTGACCCCGCCAAGCACACGGCAGACATTGCCGAAACCACCGTGCAGGTGAACAGCGGCGTGGCCGTGCTGGATGTGGTGGGTGTGCTGCTGGACAAGCTGACCGTGAAAAGCGGCAGCACTGCCCTGACCCGTGACACCGACTACACGGCCAGTTTTAACAACGACGGCACCCTGAACATTGTGCCGCTGACGGGCGGAAAGGCAGCCAGTGCCACTACCCTGACCGTGACCGGCAAGAAACTTGACCCCAACAAGGTTAAGGCCGCCGACATTGTGGGCGGTGTAGACGCAGCCACGGGCAAGGAAACCGGCCTTGAAGTGGTGCGGCAGATTTACCCCAAGCTGTCCATGACGCCGGGTATTCTGCTGGCACCGCGCTTTAGCATGGACGCCACCGTGGCCGCTGCTTTGCAGGCCAAGACCAAGGAGATCAACGGCGTGTTCAAGGCTGTGTGCATTGTGGACATTGACAGCACCGAGAGCGGTGCTACCAAATACACCGATGTGAAGCAGCGCAAGGAGGCGCAGGCTGTGAGCGACGCGAACGCTTACGCTGTGTGGCCCTGCGCCAAGGTGGGCGAAGTGGTTTACAGCGGCAGCGCCCTTGCCGCCGCCCTGACTGCCTACACTGACGCGGTGAACGCCGATACCCCGAATGTAAGCCCGTCCAACAAGACGCTGGCGATCAGCGCCGCCTGCCTTGCTGACGGCACCGAGGTTGTGCTTGACCAAGAGCAGGCCAACACCGTGAACGGCTTTGGCGTTGCCACTTTCCTGAACATGAGCGGTTTCCGCCTGTGGGGCAACAACACCGCCGCATACCCCAGCACCACCGACCCGAAAGACAGATGGTTCAGTGTACGGCGCTTCCTTTCTTGGGCAGCGAACAGTTTTATCCTGACCTACTTTTCCAAGGTGGACAGCCCCGCCAACAAGCGGC